AGAAGGCATTGGCTGTCATGCCCAACGTTATCTCAGGCGGTGGCACTAATGATTTTTTTGCAGTGCGTTATGCCCATGAGATGTTGCACGGTACAGATGCACAACGCAAGATCTGCTTTGTGATCACCGATGGACGTGGCAACCCCTCTGCCGTGCGTGATCAGGTCAAAGCGGGTGAGTCACTGGGCATCACAACGATAGGTGTCGGCATCATGTCTGACGTGACAGACATCTACAAAAATTCGGTGATCGTTCGCAAGGTGGAAGACCTTGGTGCTATCGCATTCAACAAAATCAAATTGGTCGCATAAGGGGAACAACATGAATTGGAATCACAGATTAGTTAACTGCCCATCTGAGAACGGTGGCGAGGATTACTTCACCTTTAAGGAAGTCTTTTACGGTGATGACGGCAAGGCAGAGGGTTATACCGATGCCTTTATGGGCGGTGATGACATTGGCGAGGTGCAAGAGTTACTCATGCGTCTACATACCGCATTGCAATCACCAGTGCTACATGAGAATGACTTCAAAGGGGGTGAGTGATGGAATACGAAATCAGACTCTACAAATTCCCCAATGGCACTGGGCAGTGGGAGATATGGGAATGCATCGACGGTGAGTGGGAGCAGATGTACGAGGAGACCTACACCTTTATCGATGAGGAAGACTGCTCCAATCAACTCACGCACGCACAAGCGGGTCTCCGTTATTTGGAGGTCAACCATGTTTAAACATATAGCAGGTGGTCAGTGGTTCGTCCCATCGACTGTCGGGTCAAAGGGCAATACCGTGTGGACTCAAGACCCCACAGGCGGGTCGATGATCGTGGCTGACTGCTCTAGCAAAGCGATGCCAGTAGGTACTCAGAGGGCTAACGCAAGGCTAATCACGTTTGCGCCTGACATGCTGTTGGTTATCGAGGATATCGCCAAGCGTGGCTATGACAGTCACGCACGCAAGAGCGTTAAGTTTTTGATGGAAAGGATGCAACGTGAATAAAGTAATTACGTTTGTATACACGGTCGCAATTGCCGTGATCGTGTTGGATCTTTTAGTTTGGCGTGCGTATGGATGAGGAAGAAGAAGAAAAAGTGATGATGCAACTCTTCACAGAGTTAGCGTCAACGATAACCAAGGCGGGGCTAACCGATCCCGCCATCGATGCAGTCCTGATCAAGTTGGCGGTGCTACATGCGATTAATCGTATGGAGCGTCAGGACTTCTTAAACCAAGTGGGATATTCGTGGAACTATGAAAAGTTTTTCCATCCCGAATCAAAAGAAATGCATTAACGTTTAAACAGGAGTAAAGATATGAAGGTAGTAGTTTTTTTTGAGGCAAATGCGGGGTCGCACATGGTGGCGCAATTTGATGAAGAGTCAACCTACATGGCGTGTCTTCCCGCACTGGAATCCTTGGCGCAAAGCCAAGGTTATACCGTGACTGAAAGTTTGGATTATGAAGACCCCAAGCAAATAGAGATCGACAATTTAAATGCTGAAATTCAGTATTTTTATGGCAACAGTAAGTAAACGTTTAAACAAAGGAGAAGATATGTTACGAGTTGTAGTTGTGTTTGAGTTTGAAGGGATCACCGATCCCGACAGTGCGATGTCCGACGTTATCACCAACGTCATCACAAAAGATTGTGAGGAAATGCGTGGTAACTACGGTGCAACGGCGTGTTGGGTCGATGATGTTTATGTCCAAGAAGGAGCAAAAAATGATCATAATTTAAGGAGTAATGATGTACCAAGTAACTAAAACCGATGATGGGTTTATGGTGGTTGATAAATACACTGGTGACTACATCAGTGACGAGCATGGAGACAACTTGTTTGACTCAGAACGTGAGGCGCAAAAGTTGATGACCATAGCACGCATGCAAGAGGCGATTATCAATATGTTTGATGCAGTTGAAGAGGGTGATGCTGAATCCATAGTGCATTTAGCCTTGCAATACAAAAGACTTTTTATAACTAAAGGAGAAACAACATGAGACAGTCAGAACGATTTGCTTTGATGGAGTGGTTGTCGGACTTCCCCGATGACAAAACCTATGACGAAATTATGGAGATGATGCGTGACTTCAACCATACATGGACGCATGAAGACCTAAGCGTTTGGGAAGTGGTTGAGAATTACGAGTTGAGCGAAGTGGCAGACATGATAGATAACACACGCATGCACTTTGAAAGTGCTAATGGTGAGTTGATATCTGCCTTGCGTGATGCGATTAAGTTGGCACATGAAAACGCACCCGACATGATCGACGACGAGGACTTCACTGAGCGTTTAAACGCATTGCAGGAAGTGCTGGCCGAGTGGGAGGCCAAATGACAAATCTTACTGACCGTGAACGAGAGGCGGTGGTCGATCACTTCTTCCATTCAGAGACCGCCTTTTTGATAGAGTTAATCTTTAAATACGTACCCGAAGACTTACTGAAGGAGATGGGTGTCAGGCTAACTGAGGATGATGAATCCAATGATGGCGAAGATTAAAACTATAACCAACCGCAACCCCATGTTCCTACAAACCGCATACAAATATGATGAGATCGTCAACCTACAAAATGACGAGCGGTTTATTGTCGTGGGTGAAAAATACATTGCCTATGATGGCGAGTGGAAAGTTTACAAGATGACCAAAGGTCGAGTACCTCGCCTGTGTGGTCGTTTTGCTTCTCTTCCACGAGCAGTATTCAGGGCGAGATTAAGTGTTTAAACTTATGTTTATCCCGCTGCGGCTTGCTGCTGGTATGTTTAAACGCATATTTCCGCTCCGCATAAAAATTCTTATGTGCAGGTAAGATTGTTTACGTAGTTGGGTATCTAGCGTGGGTGATGTGACTGATACCTAACCCCCTTGGTTTTTGTATGTATTCGCCAAGGGGACTTTTGAAGGTATGACGGGGGGCATATTAGGAATCACCCAACCCCCCCCCCCTTATCGTCTCTTATCGTCCGCTATCGGTTAGAACTGATCTAGGTTCTCTGAATACGTACCCGATGTCTTGTTATAGAGAAGGGTCGTTTCACCTTGCGTACCCACCCACCGATACCTACATTTCCATACAGCGATTTCCACGCATTGCTCTGCCCTGTGGACGGTGATACCACAGTCGGTCTTAGCCCACCATGCCATCGATCCACTGATAGACATGCCGTCAGGTCGAGGTTGCTCAACCCCTGAGCGATTGATCTTAGATGGGTGAGCGATGAACCAACAATGCACGTCGTGGGCTTTGACGAACTTTTGCACCTTGGTCAGCATGGAACTGATAGCCTCAGTCTCTGTCGAGTTGGTCTTGTCTAACTCTATGTAGTTGTATGGATCGATGACCATACCCCGCACCCCCATACGTTTAACCGCCACCCTCGCACGATCTAAGATGGACTCCAGTGTTGAGGGTTCTTCTCCGTTGGTGTCGATGAACAGGAAGTGATCCTGTACCCATTTAAACGCATCTTCTTTCTCTGCTTCACTCATGCGATCCTTGCCATCGAAGAATCGTTTCTTGGTGTAAATCTCCATGAGTCGGGAGATGTGGATCTCTGGCTGATTCTCAAACGAACACACTGCGAACTTCCAGTCTGCTCCCCTCGCCAAGTTGACCATGACCTGATCGACGAAGTTGGATTTGCCCGATGAGGGATACCCCGTAACAACAGTGAGTTGGCTAGGTGCAACCGTGTAAACGCTATCGACGGAGGAGTAACCTGTTGAGAAGCCTTTTCCCGTACCTTTCTGGTATAGGTCGTTTAAACGGTCAAAGTAGATGCCCGCATCCGAGAGACCTGCGATGGGGTACGGTGTTGCGTTGTCGATGATATCTTTGACTGCGCTATGCCGTGCTGGGTCATCGAGTAAGACTTCGTTTAAATCCTTTTTGTTGAACTTGGCGATGCGACATTTATCTTTGCCGATCCTTCTGGCTAGTTCTTCTGCCAATGCCTGACCCGCTGTGTCTTGGTCTGTGGCTAGGACAATGTACGGGGCTGACTCAATGATCTCTCGTGCGTTCCATACATAAGAGAACTTCTTATCCTCGCTGGGTAACACCTTGCCATCTGCCACCTTAATAGGCGCACCACTTGGCACTGACACTACATTCTCTATCCCGCATTCCATAGCCGTCAGCGCATCTATCTCACCCTCAACAATGACTAAAGGTTTACCCTTCTCTACTAAGTCAATGCCAAAGAAGTCGTGCGCCCCGCCTGAGTCTTGGGTGAAGTCTTTCTCAGGGAACGATCGGTACTTGACTGCAACCAACGCACCGCTTCGGTAATAAGGGAATCCGATTGCTTCGGAGGTCTTGCCCAGTTTGCTAAAAAACTTATCGGCAGCGAAAAGTTTCATCTTGTCTGCTGTCTGTTGGGAAATACCCCGTTTAGACAGCCACGCATAGTGATGGTCTTGCAGTTTGTTACTCACTATGGCGATGTTTGGTACTGCGGACAATTTACTCTCCCTGTGTGTTTCGTTTTTTGGTTGTAGAAGACCGCTTGTGAGGCAGTGATGACAGTGATACATGACCGCACCGTCAGGCTTCTTGGTCAGTGTCATGTCTTTAGAGTTGGATTTCTTCCTATCGTCCGAGCATTCGGGACAGACTATACGTGCGTGTTCGTTGAAGGCGACGTGATCTAGATTCATGTTTAAACCCTCACCATCACCAGCGGTGTTGCTTCGCCAACATACGCGCCTTCGATATTAAAGGAGATGTATTCGGATGCTTCCTCCTCGGTCATGCCGTCTTCCATGAAGGCGAGGATTAATTGATCCCTGTCATAAACCGTGACGGGTGGCATGCCACAGCGGGTCGCTACCCCAATGACGCACTTGTCTAAGTTTTCTGGATCTATAAAGAGGAGTTCTTCACCGTATTCTTCTGCTATTTCGTGTCGGGTCATTTCATGCTCCCATCGGAGTTGCGCTTGAAACTGCGATTCTTCGATGGGGCTTGCAATTTGATGCCAGTAGCATTAGAGCCTCCCTTGCTCAATGCTTTGACGTGCGCCACGTCTTTGCCTTTCCTGTTTACACCGTCAGCGTCGAGCTTCCTTCTAGCCTTTTGACGTTCCATGCGGTTGGGTAACTCACCCCGTTTAACTTGCGTTTTGTATTCTTGTTTAAAGTCTCTCGTCATTGGGTATCCTTAAATTTGATTAGTGCGTCTTGTTCAATCACGTAACCTTTACCATGTCCAAGGTCTTTGATATTCTCTGATTTGATTGCGTCAACGGATTTGGCATATCCGATCAAGTCCACGTTATCACCATCGACAATGGCTAGTGCGTAGACATCAACTTCATCAACGGGCTTGTCTATATGTATGACTAGTCTGCCCGTCTTGTAGCGGGTAGCCTTGACATCTATCTTCTTACCGTTCTTGCCTATTAGATCAGCCCCGCCCTTTCTTGGATATACGGACAAATCAGGATATAGATTAAAGGCTTTGCCAAAAGCCATCTCGGCAAGGATGCCATCCCTGTCGATCTCTATGGGGTCTTGCTTACCCATTTGCTTGTCGGTCACACCGTTTTGACGTGCCGTTGTGTTACGCATTACCGCTAGTACCTGCGCTATGGCAGACTCTGATGGGGTCATATTTACTATCATCTCTCTCCTTTGTTGATGCCCCTCGTTGAGGGCTTATTACTTCATACCTTCCGCAATCTCCGCATGTCCATGCGACTCTGTTCTCCGTCAGCACATGCTCTCTTACTCTACCTCCACACTTGCACTGTCGCATCTTCTACTCCTTGCCTTTTGGTGATTGTTTGAGCAAAGCACAGCCTTACCGTGGTCATAACCAAAGTTCGCTCTGTGCTTGTGACTTGCCTTTCGGAGCCATGTCATCGCATCGCACTAACCCAGACTTATTTCAACCGCCACGCTCTAGGTATTCGCCCACGCTCCCTGTTATGGCTTGCTCGTGTTACAGGGTAATTTAAGACTCCACCACCGACGTACCGCATGGATTCCGAGTTGTGTAGGGACAATAAAAAAAGCCGCTTACTACTGCCCTCGGTAGGAACCCTACGGATTGAACCAAGGGCAAGGGCATGAGTAAACGGCTTCATTAACAGTCGCTTCCTACGGCAACGGTTTGGATTATACACACAGAATTCCATAGCATGTCAAGGGGTTCCAAAGAATATTTTTCAGTACGCTGGTACTAGCGTTCGGTTGGGTCTCCATGAGGAGACACTAGCGCCTCCAT